ACCCGCATCAAAACTATTCCCTAGCAATATACCAAAGAACGTATCGCTTGCTGCTGGTGGTCCTGTAAATGCTATTGTACTACGACTAGAACCAAAAGTAAAGGCACTATTTGGTTCTTGAATAACTCCTGATATAGAAATTATCAGTTGGTTTAAGCTGGCAATCTCTGCTGTGCTGCCCCCTATCTGTACGTTAAACTCTGTAGCTGATCCGTTAAATCCAGAACTAATATCATCGATTTTCTGGAACGCGCCAAAATCTAAACCTGGTCCTACGTATCCCATCTAACCTCCATTTGCTGCATCCCATGCATCTTGCAGCTCCTTTAGTTTTGCATTTACTGCTGACTCTGTAGGTAATTCTGTTACTGGATTATCTACAATGTTTCCATCAATACCTACTTTTTCTGTAAGTCTTAAATTAGCATAAATTTTATTTTTACTATCTGTCCAAGTAAACCATTGTCTAATGTGCATTTTAACAAGAGCATCTTCAATGTGATTTGCTCTGCCTGTCATTTTATCTGTCATTCTATGTATCTCCTAATCTTGTAAACATTACATGAGTTGCAGTATAACTACTTGCACCTAATAACTTTATATTACTTGTTGCAGGAGTATAATGAAATCTTACTTTACAATTTGATGTATCTGTAACATCAAAATTAGTAGAACACATTATACATCCATAAGCGGCGTTACTTTGTGTTTGTTGTATAAATTGTGAACTTTCTGCTATAACAACATAACTACTATTGTTTATAGTTCCATATATATCTATTGTATTATATCTTGAATCATCATTTCCTTCTAAATAAGCCATAAAAGTTATTTGATAAATTCCTGTACTTGGAAAAGTAAATATACCAGATGATTGTGTCATAGCACTTCCTATAGTTCCTATTCCTGTACTACTAACTCTTACCCAGTTATTAGCTAAAGGAGAATTTGTACCTGTTGCACCAGAAGTTATTTTCCAGTTATCAGCCATAGATATACCACCTTGAACATAATTACTTGTAGGCAAAGTTCCTGTAACTCCTTGTGCTAAATTTAAAAATGTCTGTGCCATATATTAATCCTTTGGGTTATCACTACGAACTTTATCGCAATGGTCTTTGTAAGTTGTTGTTCCATTTTTTTGGTCTTTGTAAATCATTTCCATTTGGTCTTGCCAACTTAAATACTCTGTTCTTCTTTTTGCATCAGCTTTTGCATTGTTTTCAAGTTTAGTTGCTTCAGTTTCTAATGCGTTTAGTTGTGCGTCTGTAGGTTTAGGTTTTTCTAAACTGTCTGACCAGAAAGAAATATAATCTCCACTACCATCATTACGAAGTTTTACTTCACTATTGAAATCTGGTTTTCTACCTAAGTATTCTCGTATTTTAAAATTTAATTTTTCCATATTATTCTATTATTTTAAAAAGTTGTAAATGTGTGTAATCCCATGTTCCACTTCCATCAATTCTTGCTGTGCCACCATCAACATTTATACTAGCGTAAACATTTATTTTATCTCCAACAGAAAGAGAATAAATACCAGAGCCTTTAAATATACCTAAATCAAAATTACTATTATGAGAACTATGTGAAACAACATCTATTGCATTAGTTCCCCCTCCTCCATACAAAAGTAAATTAACACTATCTATAAATGCATAGCCTCCTCCACTACAATATGCACTCCAACTTATGTAGTATTTTCCTCCTTGACCAGATGGTACAACCCACCAATAGTTTGAACTATCCCAACCACTAGCTGTATCATATTGAACATTATTAAATTGTATTTTTGTTTCTGTATTATCTGACACTCCTGTTTGGTCACTATTTCTAGTAGCGGAAAAGTTAGGAGTATTTGCACCACCAGCATCAGCCCAAGTTAAAACACCAGAGCCATTAGTTGTTAATGCTTGTCCGCTTGATCCGTCATCATTAGGAAAAGTTAAAGTATAACTTGCACCAGCACTATGAGGAGGTGATTTTAATTTTATACCATGAGAGTTCTGTGAACAGTTAAGTTGTAGAGTTCCGTCAGTAGTTCCATCACCTTTAATTTCTAATCCAGGTGAACTAGAAGTAGAAACAAAATTAGTTTTATCTTTTGTAACTGAGCCTGAACTTGGAGTAAAAGCAACCCCAACCCCAAAATGTTTAATACCATTACATACTGAACTACCACTAGGAGTAAAATTAAATGTAACAGTAGATCCCGATACAGAAAAATTTCCTGACTGAATAATACCATCAATTTGAATTTGTAATGCGTCTGCACTTACTGGTACAAAAGCTACCGAGTTTTGTGTTAGGTTAAATGTTGCGTCACTTCCATTGAAAGATAAATTATCTAAAGTAGAAATATTATCTATTTGGTCTATTCCTCTGCCTATGTAACTCATTTATTATCCTCTATGTCTTGTAATCTTGTTTGTTCTGCTAAAATATCTGCATTAGAAATTGGCGTAGTTCCATCTTCCCAAATAATAGTATCTATTAGTTCAATGCTTTCATCTTTACTGTCGTGCAAATATTTATATTTTGCATTTGGATTTAAACTTTCTATTGCTTGAAATAATCTAATTTTTGCCATTTTATGTATCACCAAGTTTTATAAATAACATAGTAGATTTTCCATCATTAGAACTACCTACCCAAGTTGTTGCTCCACCAGCATTAGTTTTAAACTTTACTTTACAAGCGTCATTTGTTGTATCTGTAACATCTAAAATAGTATTTAAAGTTACAGTACCATGATGCCAACTAGGGTCACTACCTTGTCCATGTGTATAAGAAACTTGTAATACTTCGTTACTATTATTCATTAATTGAACACCTCTGTAATGTGTTGAGGTGTAACCATTCGCCCAAAAATTACCTACTATTAAATATTTACCAGTAGAAGGAAAAGTAAATACACCAGAACTTTCTGTCATAGCACTACCTTCGTTACCTCTGCTTCTTGAAGTAAGTCTGCCCCAAGCAGTTAAAACTGTTTCGCCTGAAGAAACTGTTTGTGAAGAAGTTAATCCCCAAACATCAAATTGAGAAAGACCCCCACTAATCCCAGTTAGCGAAGCACCTGAAATACTCGGCAAGGCTCCTGTAAGTTTAGTTGCGTCTAAAGTTGAGTAAGCCGAAGTTGGCAAAGTTGTAAAAGCCATTATTCACTCTCCTTTGGATATTTTGTTTTTATTTCTTGAACTTTTGATTGCCATGCTTCCAAACCATTTTCTGTAATGAACTCAATCATTTTTTCTGGTGAGCCATATTCTTTTTGTCTGTTAGCTACAGCGATTGCATTGTTTTCTAAAGTTTCTGCTTGGGAAGATAATGCGTCTAGTTGTGCGTCTGTGGGTTTAGCTACACCTTCTACATTCCACTCTTTGATGTATGCACCTTGACCATCATCTTGAAGTTTTACTTCTTCTAAAAAATCTGGTGTTCTACCTAAATATAATTCTATTTTATTTGATAAATTACTCATGTTATTAATTTAAATCCATGTAAATAAGTTGTGTAATGATTTGTCATAGGGTTTCCATCTTGTCCTCTAACAGTTTTAGTAGAAGAACTATTATTTGCTTGATATGCTCTCATTTGCATACAGTTACCTGTGCCATTAAAATAAAAAATATGATTTGAATTTTCATTAAGTTGAGAAAGAAAATGATATTTGTAAGCTGTTTCTTCTCCTGTTCCAACAGAAGAAAACCAAGTATATATTTGTAAAACTTCTTGTTCTCCAGCCGCTTGTTGCGAAGCTGTTAAATCATTCCAACGTGCTTGTGCGTTAAAATAATAATAACCAGCTTCATTTGGACAAAAACCATGAGGAGGACAAGTTAAACCATTTAAAGTAGCATTACTGCTTGATGTATTAAAACACCCTCCAATGTCATATACTTCTTGGTTAAAAGGAATTAATGTTTGAGTATTGTGTGAAACACTTAAATTACTATCAATGTAAGAATAAAAACTTGGAGTATTATCTCCACCTACAGTAGCACTACCACCTAAAGAAACTGCCGAGCCATTTAATGTAATACTTGAGTTAGCAAGTTTAGAGTTTGCTATACTTCCAGCCAACATATCATTTGTAACTGTGCCTGTGCCAGGTGCTTGTGTGCTAGAAATTTTAGCTACATAAATACAAGTAACTTTGTCTGCGGAAACTAAAGTATCTCCAAGGGTAATTCTAGTTGAAGAAGTTAAAGTTAAATCTGAATTTTCTTGAACTACTCCATTAACTAAAATTATTACTGAGCTCAAAGAACTTATGCTTTGATTTAAGTCTATAAAATTTTGCGTTAACCCAGTAAAATACTGGTTAGCTTCCTGTGATATAAAACCACTTTGAGGTTTTGTGCCTAAATATGCCATGTTATGCTACGTCTGTTAATAGTGAAACAATAACGTCAGCTGTGCCACTAGCATTATCACTCTTTGCTTTAATACTGCCACCAGAAGGAATTACTATCTTTCCATTAACACACTCTAAACTAGATCCAACAGGTAAAGGAGCCCCTTTAACAATGTATCTATCGTTAGATCCATCATTTAATACAGCGTCTACATTTATAGCTGCTGTACCTGTGTTAGATATTAACAAACCTATTACAATTTGTTTATTAGAAGTTGTGCTTACCACAGTAGTTAAAGAGTTGTTTGCTAAACTTGCGTCTGCTTGACTAAAATTATTTGCCATATTTCTCCTAACCTAATGCGATTGCGAAAGGAATACTATTATCCGTTGCTGCAATCGTTAATGTTTCATTACCACTATCATTGTTTTCTGTAAATGTCACATTTGTACCAGCTACTAATTTACCATTAAGAAAACCAGCAGTAGTATCATTAACAGATACTTTAGTTTTTACATCAGTATCAGCTGTTATAGTCTGCCAAGCAGAACCATCATAATATTTTAATGTATTTGAGCTTGTGTTAAATGCTAAATCACCAGCATCAAGACTAGAACTAGGATCACTAGAATCTACTCTATATCTATCTGCAAAACTATTTACACCACTTACATTAGAAGCTACTGTATTTACGTTAGAAATAGATCCAGCTACTGTGCCAATATTAGAATTTGACCCAGCTACTGTATTAACATTAGATATAGATCCAGCAACAGTATTAACATTACTAATTGATCCAGCAACATTACCTATATCAGTTGCATCGCTAGCAACAGCAGTAACATTACTAGCTATTCCAGCAACCGAAGTTACATCAGAACTAACACCAGCAACCGAAGTAACATTAGAAGCTATCCCAGCTACAGTTGTTACATTACTAGATATACCAGCAACAGTATTAATATTTGCCTGATTACTTGCAGAAACTGTGACTGTTTGCCAAGCTGATCCTGTATATACTTTTGTAGCATTTGCAGTAGTATCAAAAAATAAAGCACCTGTAATAAGAGCATCACCATCATTATCTGCAGATGGTTCAGAAGATTTTGCTCCTAAGTATCTATCATCAAAAGAATCAAAACTATTAGCTGCCGAAGTTGCTGAACTTGCACTAGCTGTAGCACTATTTGCACTTGCTGTAGCAGAATTTGCAGAAGCAGTTGCACTATTTGCCGAAGCTGTTGCGCTTGTGGCTGCAGCATTTTGACTTGTTGTTGCAGAAGAAGCATCAACAAGTAAAGACCATTTAGCAGAATCAGTATTAGTTGTTAATGGCTGTGATCCTGAACTTGTATGAGAAGTTAAAGCTATAAATATATTATTTGTACTAGTATCTTTTACAATATCTCTTTGAACATATGCAACACTTGCTGACCAATTACCTTTAAATGTACCTATCTCTTGTGAAAATTCTAATGCATTACCAGCACTGTTTACAGTTAGTAGCTTATTTGCGACCAACTCTGGAAATGTTAAACCATATGCTGTTGATGTAGTAGAAGAAGCTCTAGGAGATAAATTAATATCAATTCCTTTTTGCTGTATCATAGCAATAATTTTATCTAATTCTGTATTAAGTGTTTCTATTGGGAATACACCAGAGCTAGGAAAATCTGTACTTCTTGATACTGTTAAGTTTCTAGTAATTGTATATTTATCACCAGAAGTAGCACCAGATCCTAAAGTAATATTACCACCACCTGTTTCTCCAGCACCACTTACTGAGTATTGTGCTACAGTAGTTGGATTGCTAGAAAGTGTAAGAGTAGTATCTACTCCACCAGAGCTAGTATGTTTTACTTGTAAATCAGCGTCAGCAAAAAATTCAAATGGAACAGCAAATGTAGTCTGACTACTACTTGCAGTATACTGTATTCTTGGATCAGTTGCCGATATTGTTATACTCATCTTAGTCCTTTTTGTTCTATCTCGTCAAATAATGAATCTAAAAACCATACATTCTGAAAAGGTAAAAGTCTACGCACATTCCTTGCTGTGTGATGATTGTATTTACCACTACCCCAAGTCCACATAATATCTGATATATTAGCTATTTGACTAGCAGTAGGCCCTAATACATCTGGTACAGGATTATTAAATATATCTCTATATGTTCCATAAGGTTTTTTAGCACCTAATAATGGTCTTAATCCTATTTCATTATTACCTAATCTTTCAATAGCATTATTAATATCAGAATAAATACCACCTAATCCTGATCTATCAAATGCATCTACAATTTTTTGACCAAATGGTTTTTTAGAATAATCTCTATTAAATGCTTTTTGTCTAAATGCATCTACACCAGCTCCAGCAGCTAATAATAATAATACTCCTGTAAAGAAATTAGCGTCTTTTTCTTGTAATCCTCTAAGTAATATTCTTTGAGTAGCAGCCATACCAAATTTTTTAAATTGTGTAAGTAAACCACCCATTTCTGTGTTTGCCCATAAAGGTACATCACCTTTACTTGGAGTAACAATATCAATATTAGCTTGTTTACCTATTGCTTGATGATAAACTTCTGCAGCTTCTTTATCTACCCATTCGTCAGAATTAGCTACTCTTAATGATTTATATGTATCTCCATTTTCTTTCCATTTTCTAGCATTTTTTCCATAACCATATTTAGTATATTGTTTATATATTCTTTTTGCCATAGAATTACTAATACCCATACTTCTTAATCTAGCCATATTTACTTTAGATATTTTGCCAGTAAGTATTTGTGTTTCTATTGTATCAAATATTCTTGTACCATTATATAATGACGCAATATTTTTTACTGCTGTATTCCAAGGATTAGATAAATTTAAATAAGTAAAATATAAATTACCCATACTACTAGCACTTCGTTCAAATTTATTAAACACACCAAAAGCATCATCTAAACCATACATAGCCATAGCTCTTGTACTAGCAAACATATCTAAAGATTCACCACCAAGTTGAGTAGTCTTTAAATTCATTTTATATATTTCTTTAAAGTAACCACTTGTTAATAAATCCCAAGAAATTTTATAAGATTTACCCATACCATTTATCATTACTAATCTAGCAACATCTACTGTTTGTGCTATTCCAGTAAGCATAGTCATAGCATTATACAATTTCATTAATCTAATACCTCTGCTAACAGATCTATTAGGATCTTCTGCCAAACCATATGTTCCTCTAAGTAAATGAATACCAGCATCTAAATCTTTTAATATTTTATTTTTTTGTTTTTCTAATGCTGCAGCTTGTTTAGGTGTTTTAGCCGCTATAATCATTTCATCATATACTTCAGCAATTTGCTGTATTCCCATTTGATTTTGTTTAGGAATATAATTTGTACCAAATCCCATAGGATCACCAAATGCTTTAGTAATTTCAATGTCAGGAATTGTTTGATTAAAATACATTTTATTTAATGTTTGTGTATCTGTTTCAATAAAACCTTCTTTTGATAAATGTCTGTAATCAATATCTATTGTTCGTTGTTTAAACCTATTAGATATTTTATTTATTTTTTCTATATACCCATCAATGTCAGCCGAAGTTCCTTTACCAGCAGCTATTTTTAATTCATCTGCTAAATTAGGCATAGCTATTACAGGTTGATACCCTTTGAATCCTTCTGCAATATCTAATATTTCATCTTGTGTAATTGCTGGATTTCTTTCTCTTAAAGCCATACCTAAAGTTTTTACAAACTTATCATAATTAGCTTCAATAACATCTCTACGATAAACAACATTAATATAATTATTTATTAAAGATCCATTTTCTTTTACATATTCTAATCGTTTTTCCATTTTAGCAATTTGCAAAATATATTTTTCTCTTTTTTTACGATTTTTAGTTTTAGCTAAAATTTTTTGTAAAAAATTAATATGTCCTTGCATTGCTTTTTGTGGTATTTTTAAAGTGTCATATTCTTTACCTATTGTTCTATAAAAATCATCAATAGCTTTTGATGCAGTAATTACATCTTCATCAAATACTGTTTGAGTTCCATATCTTTGACCCATTTTATATTCCCAAATATTTTGTCTAAATTCTTTAGGTGTCATATATGCTTTGTTTTTTACAAATTTTGTATCTAAACCTCTTTCTAAAAAGTTTTGACTTTTAGCTCCTTGTCTAGCTAAATAACTATTATATGCAGCTTCTATTTTTTTTGTAGTAGTAACAACTAATGGAGCATAACGCATTTTAATTTTACGTTCTATAGTTGGACTACTTATAATATCTTTTAAATTTTTATTTTGAAATAAAGGAATTTCTAAAATTCTTTCTATCATTTCTTGAGCTTCACTTACTCCTTGTTTCATAACTCTAAATACAGGATTGTATGGGCCTTGCTCACCAAATATACCTAAACCAGTAGGAGCTATTTTATTCATTTCTTGTATTTCTGATTCTTTCATTATTCTGCTAGTTCTTGGTACAGCAGCACCAGTAGTTCCAGCAGCAAATGCATCTTGTTCATCATACATAGCTGCATACTTATCAAATTTTTTAGCTGACTTACCATTAGGTAAACTAGGAAACATAGCTGGTACAATAAATCCAGCAGCAGTAATGATAGTTCTTTCTGCACCTGTTCTTGTATCATCAAGATAACCTTTTATAGCTTCTTCTCCACCAATAATACTTCCACCTAATGCACTTCTTTTTAATCTACTACCAGTAAGTAAAAGATTAGCACCTTTGGTAAACATAAATATACTTGAAGGATCTGTAAGACCTCCAATTATTCTTCCAATTATATAACCCGGATCTCCATTTATAGATTTCATTTTCTTTTTAAATCTATCTAATAAATAAGTAGTATGATCTGCACTTTTAGAATGTAAAAAATTACCCATAAAATCTTTATAGGGTGCTAATTGTGGATCATAAAAAGGATCGTAACTTACATCTACTTTATATAAATCTGGTCTATTATCAAATACAGTTTGTACTAATCTTTTAGTACCCATTGCTACAACATTTTCATCAAAAACTCCTTTTATTTGATTTACAAAATTAAAAGTTGTAGGTTGTTCATTTTTGTAAATATTATCATCTGTTTGATAATAAGGATTACCATTAGCAATATATACGTCAGGCATTATTTTATTTCTATAACTGGCATATTTTCATCTTCTTTTAAAGAAGGTAATTGCTCATCATATTTTGGAAAAGGTGCTGCAGTAGAACTTCCTTGTGCCCATTTTTCTAATAATGCAAAGTTAGTTAAAAATCTTCCTCTGTATTGCATATATCTAGCACTATCATTAAATAACTCTTGTGCTATTGTAGCTTCAGGGTACATTGCATAAGTTTGATTTTTATTATCATATCCAATGTATGGTTTTACATCTTGAACATCTGGATCTGAAAAATCTAACATTTCACCAGATGGTTTATCTAATAAATCACTAGGAATATAAGAAGCAAAGTTTCCTAAAAATCCTATTTTTTCTTCTGTTGTTGTAGCAATTAAAGCACCTTTTACTGCTGATTTCATTCTATCTCCAATAAAACTTCCATCTACATTAAAACCACTTAAATAACTTAAATCTAATAAAGCCATCATTAAATAACTATTTTCTGGTTTAGCTAAATCTTCACCAAAAAAATTAACTAAATCATCTTTTTTAATATTCATGTAATTAACTGATATGTCCATACCATCTGATCTTTTTAATTGTTGTTCACCTTTTAATAATAAATCAACACTATATCCTTTGTTAATTAATTGATTAGTTACCCACTTATCATTTAATGATAAACCAAATCCTATAGTTGGATCATTTACATATTTACCATTTTCCATTTTTGATAAATGCTCATAGGATCTATTATTGCTCATAGGATCATAAGCTACTTTACTAAATGCTCCTTCGTTTCTATATATATGCGCTAAGTAAGGATTACTTATAAAATTATTTTCATTTACTTTATTTAATTTAGTTTGTTCAATATATTCTTTTTGTGCTTGTTGTACTTCATATTCTAATCTATCTTTATTAGCATCAAACCCTATTGTGTTTTCAAAAACACTTCTTACTATTTTTTTAAATACACTAGGAGGTCCAACTCTATTTTCTTGATTAGAAAAATCATCAATAAAGTTTGCAAATTTTTCTGTAACTTCTCTATCAAATTCTGCAAATCTAGAATAACCAGTTATTGTATTTTGTAAAAAAGTATTAGCCCATGTATTAACAGTTAAAAAATCTCTAACATCACTTGGCATAGAAGATACCATAGTTTCATATTCCTTTTTAAAATATTCATCAAAAAAAGCATCTCTTGTAAATCTTTTATCTGCAAACTCTCCACCCATAACAGGTCTAAAATTAACTGCTGTATTATCAGGATTATGTAAAACAGAAAAAACACCATCTCCATCAAAATCAACTTTTAAATTATAAGTAGGATATGGCTCAGTAGATTTATCATCATATGTAGCTATTATTCTACCAGCATCATACATATCAAATAAATTTGTTCTATTATAAAAATCATCATTGATACCGTATTCTTCTTTTTGCAAATTACTCATGTTTGCCATTCTTTCTTGCAAAGTAAAAATCATATCATCTTGTATTTGTTTTTTAGTAAAACCTAATTTACCATAATGATCAAACAAATCATATCGTTGTACATTACTCATTATAACTACTCCCACTAAAAACTTTCCAATTAAATCCATCATTAGCAAAATCTTCCATTATAAATTTCATTGCTTTGTTTAAATTTTTTTCAATTGATTGTTTAGTTACATAACTTTCATCTTCAAACATATTAGTTAAATAAATATCTAAATAAGGTCTTATAGCTTTTCTTACTTTATTAGCGTCTACTGTCATACTATCAATAACTGAATCACCTAATATTGGTGTCATTTCTCCAGTAGCTAATGAAGTAAAAACTGGTTGAGCTAAATTTAAAGGAACACTAAATGCTACTCTATTATCTTGATATTTTTTTATATATTCATCTACTTTTGCTGTTAAATCTATTTGATCTGCACTATCATCACCTTCTTCTCCATAATTAATAAAATTATCCATAGCTATTTTAATTTTACCAGTTCTTGTAGATTCTTTAGGTTTAAGACTTTCAAAAAAACTTTGTGCTACATCTACTCTTGTTAATCTATCAAAATCAGCATGACGCAATTTATGATATTCTTGTAATTTTAAAATATTTGCTTTTACATCACTGTCTATACCTTTAAACATAAATTCAAATCCATCTGTATCCATAAAATAATTAACCATATATGCAGCATTATCTAATTTCATTAAGTCAGATTCAGATTTTATATTAATATTCATTATATCATTAAAAAAATCTGTTAATTGTGGTATTGGCTCACCCATCATTTTTGCATAACCAACCATTTTATTAAATTTAGCAGTAGCTAATGCATTTTGATCTTTATCTAAAACAGTATTACCTTCTGAATCTTCTACAAATACAGATTCAGTTCCTAACCAAGTATCAGCAATATTATCAACACCTGGCACTATTATTTTTTGTGGGCCGTTATCTGTTTCAATTGTTCTTAAACTTGGAAATATTCTTTTCATATGTTGTTGAATAATTATTTTTTTTAAATCTTCTTGATTATTAACACCTAATGCTTCTAAATATCCTTTTCGTTCTAAACTTACAAATAATCTACCTGAAAATGTATCCATTTTCATGCCACTAGTATCTCCAACAAAATTTTGTAAATTTTCATCAATACTTCCTTTAATCATTTGTCCTGCAAAATAAGAATTACGATAATTTAATTTTTCATTATCATCTAATTCTAAATCAATCATTTTTCTTTCTAATTGTTTTTCAGTTATTATTCCAAAATCATCAGGATTATTTACAAAATTATATAAATCATTATTTAATTGATCTGCTATTGCTAATTTTTTTTCACTTTCATATTTAACTAATTGATTGCTATATACATTTAAATGACCTTTCATAAATGATTCAGCATTAGAAATTATTTGTCCTCTTTCATCTTTAGTAGTGTTTACTAAAGTAGCTTTACCATCAAACATATCTATTTGAGGACTTTTCATATATTCTTCATTTAACATTTTTCCAATTTTTAAATTTAATTCTTTTATTTTATCATTACCTATTTGATAATCTCCACCCATTTCAGTTATTTCTAACATTGTAGTATCAATTATATTTTTAACTTTTGTATTTAATCTTAATTGTTCAAAAGAAATTTGCATTGTTCTTAAAAATTCTTGTGGTGTAAGCATATTATTTCTATCTTCAGGATATGCTGCATTATAAACTTCTAAATGACTTTTATACATTTCTGAAACTTTAGGTAACCAAACATTTTTATGATAATCATCTATGTTATTTGTAAAAGTAGAATCTTTTTTAAGTTCAGGATCTCCTTGACTTACAGTAGCTAAATCAAACAAATCTTCTAAAGTTTCTTCATTGTGCGTTCTTACTCTTTCTTCTTGTAATTTCATAGCATCATTATGATCTTGTTTAATTCTATTAGCAAATATTGTTTCACCTTTTCTAATAGCTTTTCCTGAAATCATGCTTTTAGTCCAAGACTTATATCTTGTAGGAGCTTCATTTACTAAAGATTCAATATAACTATCAGTTGATGTTGTAAAAGTTTTTGGATCGTTAAAATGTTCTCTTGCTTTTGCATTAATAAATTTAGATGTTTTTATTTCTAAATCAGCTTTATATTTTGCTTCTTCTAATGACGCTTGACGTTTAGCAAAAAAATCTAATTTTTCTGTTGCAACTTTTGCAATAGTAGAAACTGGATCACCAGCATAAGCTGGTACTACACCCATTCTATTTGCTACTGAAGAAGCAGTAGTTGTTACTTGTCTTTTACCTGTTGTTAATGCCATATTATCCTATATTTTTTTTACTTCCACCATCTCCATAATAATCATATTGAGCATACCCTGTAGTAAGTTCACTAATAGCAGAAACATATCCACCAAATACTAAATCATTTTCTTTATATTTATTTTCATACAACATAGATGTATATTTATTTTGTATATTTTTTCCCATTAATCTAATGTTACTAATATCTTTATTTGCTTTATTTTTAGCTTGTTCATTTATATTTAAAAAACTTCTACTATCATCAGAATATCCACTTATAGATTGCCATGCTAAATTTTGAGCAATAGTATCATTTAACATTTCTTTTCTAGCATTTTCTTCTTCTAATGCTTGTACAGCAGCTAGTTTTTTTTCTGTTTCTAATCTATAATTTTCTCTTGCTAATGCTCTTCTTTGTGATTGTACACTAGCAACAGTACCGGCTGCACTTACTATTGCAGCAGCTGCAAACATTGTTGATGCATTAGCACTCATGCGAACTGTAACTCCATAGCTATTCCTAATACCTTTAATGGTAAAGGATCGTTTTGGCTAATAGTAATTGTAGGATTTTTACTATAACCTAAAAAATTAAATTCTTTTTTATCTGTAACTGGACTAATGTCTGTACCAGCAGTAAAACCAGCTTGTTGTATTACTAACTCTTTTGAATTTAAATCTTGTGCTTTCATAGTTATATCTAAACCACCAGATATATCTACAATAGCTTTATTAACTCGTCTAGGCTGTCCTGTTAATGGGCCTGTATCTATTTCTTTATCTATTGGCATTGTTTCTAATATAGGAGTAAAATTAAATCCTACTCTAGTTCCAGTTGGAAAAGGAGCAGAAGTTAATGTTATTCTATTATTACTATCTACTGTAAATTCACCTAAAGATCCATTACCATATACTGCAAATACTTTATCTGTGTTTTCATAAATTGCATTTACTGTATGAACAAATCCTTCTACAATAGTTATTACAGCATTATTACTAGGAGAAACTGCTAAGTTTTGATCTAATGTTAAATCATATCCAGCAGCAGTTTGTGTTACAGCAGTAATAGTATATTTAGTTGCATTACCAGCAATAGTAAAAGTTTCTTGTATAGCTGGTGCAGAACTAAATCCATCTACGGATAATGTGTTTCCTGTTTGACTAGCACCATTTACTAATGGTGTTCCTTTTTGAAATACAGTAGTGGTTGTAGAACAATCAAGAGTTATAGAATCATCATTAGCATATCTTTCTAAAAAATATTTTGTACCAGAAGGTACTACTCTTTTTACTATAACAAATAATTGATCATTTAATGCAGCTATACTATGATATTTATCTCCAGTTTGTGTTTCCCACATAGTCCAACCAGCTATTTTTTCATCACGAATAGAATGAAATACAGCTAATTTACCATTATCATTAGTTCCACTATTTAAAAAAAAAGCAAATTGTTCTGGTTTAGTTTCATTACCTGTCATCATAGATAATTGTTTTGGTGTATCTATTAAATGAGAAGCTAATACAGATACACTTGTAGATCTATATGCTTGTTCAACATCTGAAAATACATATTCTCTAATTGCTTTACCATTTTTTTGACTAAACAAAGAAGCTCCATCAAAAGGTATTGGTGCAGCTCTATTGCAGCCATAAGGTGTTTGTCTAAGAAATGCTATACTTGTAGGAGTAATTGCAGCAGACTGTGAAGAAACTGGAACATAATATTCACCACTGTCAGTAAATATTTGTAAGTTACGAGAAGATACAAAATGTCTAATTTCATTTACTGTATCACTTGCAATAGCAACATTAATACCTTCGTTAGCTAAACCAGTTCCTAAATCAAAATTAAAGTAACCTCCAATTTGACTAGCAATAACAGCAGAAGGTTTATCTCTTACTCCTCCAAACCACAATCTATTATCATGGAATGATACTGCTTGAGGAAAACCTCTTTCAGCAGATATTAATTGTTCTTCCCAATTTGAGTGTGGGCCTGTACTTACAGTATCTTCAATAACAGTAACAGTTACTTCAGTAGCACTTGTAAATCCTGTTACTTTAACTTGTTTATTATTTACCTTTAAATATGTACCATTATGATTAGATGTAAAAGCATCTGCACTAGCAGTAAGAGTTCTTCCTGTACCAGTTGCATGAGAAGATAATGTAACTGTAATTGATGAATCAGCGTATTTATAAAATGGTTGTTCGCTTTTATTTACACCACCTACTGTAACTGTATCATCTTCTTCAAAAGCAAATCCAGATACAGAAAATGTAGAAGCACTTGTTCTTTTAATTTGTCTAATAGCATTTTCTCTATGTGTTAAAAAAACTGTGTCACCAAACTGTGCAAAATTTAATTCAAATAATTGAGCTGTTGTCCAATTACAATTTGATGTAATATTGCTTTGAATAACAGCTCCAGCACTGGAATAAACATCTAACCGATTGTTAGACAGTGCAAATATTGCAACCTCATCATTAGAAAATACAAATGGAATTATTCTACATTCTGCTGGCATTGTAGCCATATACTCAGTAGCTGGTCTGCGCATTACTCCACCTTCATCTAATAAATACCAATTACGAACTTGTTTACCACCTTCAAAATATGCTTTAGCGTCAGTTCTAGCATTAAGAAGATTATTAATTTCTCCAGCTGAAAAATTGGTATATACTTGTCTTACTTTTCTAGGCATTATCCGACTACAAGTCCACTACGACTGCTTCTTCTTTCTGTTATAAATCTATCAGTAGAAAGTGTTTTAGTAGTAGTTTCTTGTGAGTCAGTATTTTTAGCTATTAACATTTGTCTTTCACTCAGTTGATCAAATTCTCTAACTAGAGCTGCGTCTCTTGCTACTGATCCACCAAAAATACTAGCCAGTTTATATTCTACTGCTAATCTAAAATGAGGAGGAAACTGATCTTCGCTTTGTCTAAATATATAATCCATTATAACTGTGCTTTGAGATCCAAAACCATCTAAATAAATTTTATCTTCATATCTATTATATTGTATCAATGCATCATTAACTGTAACTGCTAATATTTTTAAACATTCAGGATTAGCTGGTATTTGATATGCATATTCAAATCTACCAGTAGGAGAGTTTGCTAACAAAGATAATTGTTGTTGCCCTGTTGCAAATCTCCAATTATGTCTAGTTAAACTAGATTCAATAATTTCTTCGTATATTGTATTAGTTACGTTAGCTTCTGTTGTTCCATCAGTAAATGAAGCAATAGGATTTGCTCCTATCATTACTAATGCTCTTGAAGCTATATCTACTTTTGTTACTGCCATATTAAGCTCTTTGTCTTAACTGTACTCCACCTTCAACATTAGGAATAATAACAGATAAATTTTTACCAGTAATATTAGATATTTTATATTTCTTTGCTAAATTCATTACTGTATCTTTAAATTCTTTACTTCTTGCTTTTGGATCACTTGAATCTAAAATACTATCTAATACTGCTAATTGTGTTCTAACATCATCTATTTCTTTTTCAGATAATTGTTTTGCACTAAATACAGCATTAGCATTTTTATCTCTATAAGTTGTAGAAAATCTACCATCACTCATTCTTGTAACATTATATTCTTGTTCTGGTTTTGCATTAGATTTTGTTAATGATGAAGCTAATCCTAACGCACCAGCAACTCCAGCTACAGCTGCAATATTTCTACCAGAAACAAATCCTCCAGTAGCTTTATCTATGTTTTTTAAAGATTCAGTAGCTGCTATTCCAGCAGGACTTCTTGTTGCTTTTGATATTGTTTCTTTTGTTGCTTCTACAGCTTTTTTTACAGTAGGATTTTTAGCTATTTGTTTTCCAGTTTGTATTGTACTTGCAGCAGCACCAGCAGCAACATCAGGTATATCTGCTGTTTTTCCTTTTTTATTTAATGCTGATTTTACTCTTCTACCTTTAGTTTCTAAATCTTTTTTCTTTTTTTTGGCAACATTAATAGCTTTGCCAACTATTTTTTTTCCTACACCTATTGCTGCACTTATTGCCATAATTTTTCCTATTTAACTAGAGGGGGATAAACCCCCTCATAGCTGTTAATCTCCTTATGCAAGAGCTACTGTTGTTACAGTAGTTGCACCTGTTTCAGAAGTAACTGTAATTGTGTCCATTTCGTGAGTACCACCTACACCGATTGAACAAAGGATAACATCACCTTTGCTTAATTCTTTGTAAGCAGAATTGAAATAACCTGAAGCTACAACAGCTGCTTTAGCATCACCATCAGTATAAAACCATAGTGAGTTTCCAGCACCCATTCCAGCAATTTTCTTAATCGGATTTGAAGTTGCGTATGCCATTATTTATCTCCTATTCCGCACACTTCTGTACTCTAATACCATTAGTATCAATTAGAATTGATCCCATGGATAGGTAAGAAGTCATTAAGTGAGATACCTTTTCAGGTATATAGTTTACTTCAGTTCTAACTTCAGATCCTACACCTAGACCCATTGATGACTTGTGCCATGCAATAGTGTGTCTATCAGTAGAACCAGATGTGTCTAGACCAGAATGTACAAATACTAAGAAACCTAAGAATTTTTTCGCTGTGTAATTCATACCAGAGAAAGGTAATTCGTTAGATCCAATGTATTCCATTCTTGACCATTGATCTTCATCTAATAAGTTAGACCATTGGTTAGGGCCGATTGCCCAGTATCTTCCGCCATCATCAGGAACGCTGTTAGTTCCGAAAAGCGCTTGCATTTCTTGGAACTTATCTACGTTCATATCAGTTGCAACAGTACCACCTTGAGCACCAGCATTGTTAGCTAGTGTAGTAGCAGAACTCATAGCATCTGTAATGATAGAATCAGTTTTACGACCAAGAGCATATGCTGCATTATTTGCAACAACTGATCTTTCGTCAATATTGGTTTTAAGCTCGTCTAGTTTGTCTACGTAATCAGACGCATAGAAATCAGCTAGAGTTGCAGTTACATTTGTGTGAGAAATGTTCATAGCAACTACTTCTGCGTGTCTTGCTTTGCTTGTAGCTTCACCTGTTCCAACTTTTTGGAATTTTACAGATTCGCCACTTACTCCGTTTACAGTACGCACTAGGCTTTTTAGCTTACTACCCATTCTTTGATATGCCATATGCACTTCAGCTTCGAACTGAGTGATAAAAGCATTAGTAATAGAAGCAGACATTTTAACCTCCGTATGCTTGTTAAGTTTACCTAGATTGTCTCAGAGGAGTTTGATATGTTATCTTTACAGGCATATCTAGGGCCTTAGAGGTCTATTTATTCTTTACTGACATTTTTTTTAATATTTTTCAACTCACAAATATTAACAACATTTTCTTTAGGAATGACACAAGTATCACCAATATCTGTATCATTATATGTCATATACAAAATTAATACGTCATCATCATCTTTTAACACATATCCTTCACTATAATTTATAGCTGGTTTTAATTTTTTACCTTCAATAGGATCTAGCCATTCAGCAAAAGATTGTGCGTCACGCCAAGTAGCTTTAACTCGCCTTTTGATTTCCGTAGTACTTTTCATATAAGTTACTTACTTTATTAATATAAGCTTGATCTCTATCTCCATCTTTCCAATATCGAGGATCTTTCATCATAGATCTAAGATCATCTAAACTAGGAGCAGCGTCAATAGCTGTTTCTGTTTGTGGTATTGGTGCATCTTTATTAAGTTTCATTATTTCTTCTAATGCTTTTACACCTTTAGCTGTGCTAGCAAATTCAGATATAGCATCATAAGAATCAGTAGATAAATTTTTTTTACTCCATAAATCAGCAGCTTCTATTCTTGCATTTGCATTTTCACCTAATAATTGTTTTTCATTATCAAGATCAGGTAAACTTCCTATCTCATTATTAACAAATGCTTCTATCCCTGTATTAAATTGATCTTGAGATAAACCAGCTTCTTTTGCTGTTTTTTGCCACCATTGTAATAAAGGCATTTCAGGATCAATATCCATTTGTACATTTTCTGGTATCTCAGGCATACTAATTTCATAATTTTCAGGAACTTTAGACCTTATTTCATTAGCCATATCTTCTCTAATTTGTTTAGATAAATCTTCTGTTCTTGATCCTAATTTTTTTTCTAATGAATTATAACTACTAGATAATTCTTCTATATTAATTTCATTAGTATCTTTGTTCCAAAATTTATCTTGAACAAAGTCTGGTTTAGAAATTTCTTCTGTTTGTTCTGTTTGTGTAACTACTTCTTCTTCCATTCTTTACCTCGCTTAATTCTATTTTTAATTTGTTGCAGCATAAATCGTTGTCCTTCTAAATGCCATAATACTCTACTATCAGCAGTAGGATTTACTGTAGTATTCATAACAATACTATCAAAGTATTCCAATATTTTTTTACCATCAGGATCAGAAAAAACTGCAGCAAATATTTGATCTATTTCGCTAGTATCTTTTTTATTGTCCTTGTGGCGATTGACTAGGGATTCCCAACTCATTTTGTGCCATATTAGACTGTTGTGCCATGTTTTGCAACTCTTGTATCATTTGTTGTTGCTCTTGTGGATCTCTTATTAATTTTTCTGGTAAACCTAATTTTTCTGCTAAATATCTAGCTACTTCATCTTGTTTAACAATCATATTAAGAATTTGTGGGCCAAATGTTTGAGCTAATATTGCATTAAAATTATTAACTACTGCAACATCTTGTTGATGTTGTGCCTGAGCTAATGGCGATTGAGATATAACAGTTACTTCTCTGTTATCAATTTTTGGTATTTCAATTCTACCCTGTTTAGATAATATTCTAATTACTCTACGAAGTAATGGTGTTACAAATTCTGATTGTAGTCTACCAAATGATGATCCAATCTGTCTTGACAGATCTGCCATTCTTTCAGATACTTCAGTAGCAGACATTGGTGTACCCTCTGGTCTACCAAGTGTTTCCATGTATAATGCTTTTTTAATATTTTGACGCATATCAGAAAGTATTAACTGCGCTACATCAAATCTTCCAGCACCAGCTAAAGGTGTAAGACCTCTACTATTTGGAGCTACAGGAATTAAAGCACCTGGCACAAGATTTATATTATCAGGATTAACAACACCATCATCTTCATAAGTATATATTCCACTAATATTCATTTGTGCATTTTGTAATATTAGTTCTACTGTAAGATTAGTTGTTTTAATTGCAGCCATGCTATTAAATACAGGCCCTCTTCCATAAACTTCTCCTGATCCTTTATTCCATCTAAATACAATATAAGGATTACTACCAACTCCATCTAATTCTTTTTCAAAAATAATTTCTTCTTCATTCATACAAGCAACACAATATTTATATTTTTCTGTATTTGCTTCATCGTAAATTTTGTAAACACCTTCTACAATATTTGCTTTTTTAGTTTCATTATTTTCAATAGCTTTTAACATCTTTTCAGACATTTCTGCTTTAGGATAAGCAGTCATCAATTGATTGTAAGCTATTTGTCTTTTTCTAAATACTGTATCTACTCTATTATCTGGCCCATTGTTTAACATAACTTTAGGCAAAGGTATTGCTGTAAACTTAATAGGATTTAATGCATCACCTTCTTCTACTAACATTACACCAGTGCCAATAGCACAATCCATAAATGCTTCATGTACTTCTTGATTAAAATTAGATCCAGCTAATATCTCAAAAACATATTTAGTTATTTCATCTAATGCTTCATTAACTGCTGGTCTTTGATCTTCTGGTATATCAGTACCAGCTTCAAAGTTTGCCCATCTACCATAAGTAGGAACTATACCAGCTTGTAATCTACTAGCAAATTCTTGAATACCTACTACTGCAGTTTCATCAAATATTTTATCAGTACGTCTTTCTCCTACTGTTTCTTCATAAAAAGATTCTCTTGAAGGCATTGTGTATTCATATGCTTCTTCATATTTATCTTTCCAATGATCAAAGATTGTTTCTGCGTCTTGATACTTTTTAAAAAAATTTTTAAATTTATTATCAGTATATCCTGATGAAATATTTTTTTCTGCTACTGGTATAAATGCCATTACTGCATTGCTCCTTTTATTAGTTTTGTTGTTCCACTAAAAAATTGTCTTTTACCTTTTAATGCTGCTTGATTTCTTGCAATAGCTTGTTTTCTTAAATTAGCAGCTTCAACTGCTGCAGATTCACTAGCTTCTGCTTGTGCTTTAGTATCTTGTATTTTTGCATCAGAAGTATCTGTATTACTTTTAGCTGCATAAGAAGTAGATGATGTTTCTCTAATTAAACCACCTTGATTAAAACTATTTACATAATTATCATATGATGCTTTTCTTGCTTCTTCAGCACCATAACCTAATACAGTTGAAACAGGAAAAGGAGCTAATACTGACAAAGGAAGCAAAGCCATCATTTTTAATTTTTTTTGTGATTCAAACATTTGTTTTGAAATAGGTATTTGACCCATAATAGTATTTTCACCACTACCCATAGAAGTACCCATCATTCCAGTACTTGATATTATTTGATTACCTACAACATTTTGAAAACTATCTTTTTCAGGATTGTATGTTCCCATTCCAGCTTCTGCCATTCTTTTTTTAGCTGCTGTTGATGCTGCTTCACCATACATTTGAGGATTACTAATTTTTCCACCTGTTTTAGGATCTCTTGTTGCAACATATCCCATGTTTGGGCCACCAATACCACCTACTGCAGTTAAACCAATATCTTTTTTTACTTGCTTAACAATTTGATTAGTTTGATTATTGTTATTATTATTGTTACTTCCACCACCTCCTCCACCAGAAGATGAACTTGTACTTGTTTTACCACCCATTAGTTTTCCTTGCCTTCATAAAAAAATCCTTTGCCACCAGCTCTAGAAAATAATGATCTCATACCAACCATACCTTTTGCTTTTCTTCTTTTTAATTTTTTATCTTTTTTTTCTAATTTTTCTTGTTCTAGTAATTCTTCTTTTCTTCTATTTTCAATATCTTCTCTAATTGCTTTATCTGCAGCAGTTTCTTGATACTTTGGTTTTTTAAATGCACCCATAGTTATAAGTCTATTTCACACATTCCATTTTTTTTCAACGCACAATATAGCTGATTAGGTGTAAATATCCAAAATCTAGACCAGCCTATCATTCTTTGTACATAACTAACGCAGCTATGTTCTTTTATCCAAGATCCCATAATTGTTGGAAAACTAGGAATAGTGTCTTGGACAGGTACTTTTAATATATGTCCATTTTTTATTTGTATTAACCTAAATATTTTATCTACTTCTTGCTCATTAAGTATTTCTATATTTAATTTACCAAACAAAAACTCTGCTATTATCCATATTTTTTTTTCAGGATCATAACCCATTACTCCACAATGTTTAAAACCCTTTTTAAAAAATTTAGTATGTCTATGATAATCTTTATTTTCGTAGAAATATACTAACCATTCATTCTGTTTTGCCATACACTTCTTCTTTTTTTATCACCAAATATACTCCAACCTCTTGTCTTAACAACAGTAGGATTTTTAGCTTTTCCAGATATTAATTGTTTACCTTCCCCAGCTCCTAATAATAAATACTGTAATGCGTCATGGACATGGGAATATCTATTTTTCATTGGCTTTTCGTCATACCTATCACCTGATGTTTGTAATCTTCTGTAGAAATAACCACCATTAAATCCTTTTTTAAGATTAATACATCTATGATCTACTAAAAAACCAGCAGATCCTTCTACTAATCTAGCTAATGAAGTTTCAACAGCTTCTATTCTAAGAGCTACATCATTACTATGAGTAGGTTTACCCATTATGCCATTTTGTCTTAATATTTGAAATGGTGTAGTTTCATCTGTTTGAGCTCTAAAATCTCCAGCTGGATCACCAAATACTTCTATATCTAAGTTTCTATAATTCTTTGCAAACTCATATTTTAATAGTTCACTAAATCTTGCTATACCCATATCAAAACAAACTAACTCTTGAAGTATAATCCATCTACCATTAGGTAACTTTTGACCGAAAACTGCAGCTGGTGTTAAACCAAAGTCAATACCAACATAGACTGTTGTTTGAGCTGGCTCTAAATCTTCTTTTGATAAATGTATTTCCATATTCCAGTTAGGGTATACTGGTTTACCTTCTTCTAAAGATCCTAGTTTATTCATTACATAAACATCAATCCAACCTTTCATCTTACCTTTAATAATATTGTTATAATAATCTTGTGTAAGATTGTTTTGATTTTCGCATTTATTATTTCTTTTATATCCTTTGAGTGTACCATCTTTATTTTTATCTTCTAATAAAGCAGATGGCTGCGTATAAAAATTCCAATTCTCAGGCTTAACTAACATCAAGGCTTCATCTCTAGATAGATGATCTGGTACTGGTACATCACCAGCCATAATAGGCCACCAATGATCTTCTTCTGGTGCGTTAGTATCTGCAATAACTCCATACCAAGAAGCACCACCATCACGCATACTAGGATATCTACCTACCCTCATAGTACAAGCATCAATAATGCTCTTAGGAAGCTCTCTGGCTTCGTTTACCCATACTCCTGTTAGTTCTAATGATAAAAGCTTTTTAACATCTTCAGGCCTATCTAAAGCTAAGAATATGACCTCTAATTCTAGTTCACCTACATTTATTCTATGGGTATAAGGTACTGACCATGAGAATATACCCCATTCATTCTCAGGAAACCAATCTAACCACGTCTTGATAGTAGTCGTTTTAAGTTGCGGATTAGTATTCCGAATAACGGCCCACCTACTTTTTCTTTTTCCTTGTGCATTTTTTTCTTGTTGGAGAGCACGTCTAAGTACCTCAATAGCGCAAGCGACAGATTTGCCACTTCCTACTGGCCCTCGTAAACCTCTAAAAAACTCATTCCCCTTTAGAAAGTTCTTTAAGATATTGCCATCTGGTTTGTAACTTAGCTGTGCCATTTATACTAGATTCTTGTCTATCGCTTCTCTTAGCAATCTTTCTCTGACTTTTGGGCCAAGGCTTTCTATTAATTTGTCGCACTCCTTGTCCGTTACTGAAGCTTCTGGAAGGAATTTTAGATGTACCTTTCTTACGATCTGTCTTAGCTTCCGTCTTTCTGCTAGAGAAATGTGAAATAGCTGCCTGTTCTCCAGATTCGTTACGTCGTCTGTTTTGTCTATACTCATACAAAAACTCCTTAAATAAATCCCAATTAAGATATACCATTGGACTAGAAAAGTCTCTTTTTAATACTAATAAATCAGCAGATCCTTTCCATTTATCTAATTGGGCGAAGCCCTCGCCATTTTTTCTAGCCTTGACTTCAATGTTAGTTCCCTCAAAAAGATCAGATACTTGAACGTCATGAGGGAACGCAGCAATAGCACCAGATAAAGGTTGTCTCCTGGCATTAAACCCTTCAGCTTGAAAGAGTTTTACTATTTCGTTCTCTACTCTAGTACCCTTTCTTTTTGCTTTGCTTGACAACTTTCATTCCTTTTTTCTTTGCTGTTTCTTTTGCTTTTTTCTTTCCAGCAGCACTATATGGAAATTTCATTTTACCAACTTTAGGCATTTTCGACCTCACTTTCTTTACTGACTTTAGACTTTAAAACTTGACTACGCAATACTATTCTATCTTCATAAGCTTTATCTAACTTATTCATTAATACATTGTTTATTTCTTTAATATCTTTTACTTCATCTTGAAGTATTCTTACAGTAGTCGTTAAATCATCAATAGTCATAGTTTTCATTCCTTATTGTTATAAAATTTTTTTAGGTAAACTACAACTATATTAGAAACAAAATATTATTTCAATTCACTTACTAGCAGTTCCACGCTCTAAGTGATTTATTAATTCTAGAATCAGGATCTCTTGCTGTTTTTGCAGAAGTCAGCTTCTTTTTCATACCTTTCATTCTTGCACAGAATGATTTTCTTCTCTTATTGCCCTTTTTTTTAGAAGGTGCTTTAAGATTGCCACCAGTAGCTCTGTTATAACTAGCTCTACCTTTGGCATTTAATCCTCCACTTGGATTTTTTCCTTCTTTTCTTTGCCATGCTGGAGTTGCCATTAGAAACTCCTAAACTTTTTTACTTTAGCTGCTATACTTTTAGGTTGCTTAGACACTTGTTTGCCTTTTTTCTTTGTTTTTCTTTTAGCAGCAGTAGTTCTAGCGTATTCACTAGGAGATAAAGCTTTAATAGCAGCACTTGGCAAATATCTTTCACCTGTTTCAGATGATTTCTTACCAGACTTGGTACGCCATTTCTGTTTACCCCATGCTTTTAATGATTGCTGTGATCTTGCAAGAGCCATTATTTCCCAATTAATCTTTGTGCCTTCTTATGAGAAGCAGTAAAAGATTTTCCAGCTCTCATTTCTTTTTTCATCATGTTCATATGTTTTGTTGAATGATGAACAGAATGTTTTTTTAAAGTATCTAATTGTTTTTTTGTAAGTTTTTTCTTCATTATCTATATCCACCACCAGCAGCTTTATATCTTTTTGCTAACAGTTGCGCTTTTCTTGCTGACCATTGTCCACTGGCTGTACCTTGAACAGCAGATGACTTAATAGACTGAAACAGTCTTTTTCTAAGAGTAGGCTTAGTATAGTTACCAGCCTTATTTACTGTACTTTTTTTCTTCATAACTTTTATTGCCTTGCAAGGCGTGAGAGAAACCCTCTCTTGGTTTATCGTCTAAAGACATTTTACCTTAAATCTTAGAAATATTTTTGTCTACGCACATATGTTTACTTTTTTTAACTCTGTTGTGTGTATGACATCTTTACTACTAACCACCTGTTAGTTTTTAACCCCCACCCTCTCGTCTAACTAAGATCGATACTAACCTTTATGTCTCCGACTACTTGGTGATTAACTCTATCTGGTGTACGTAACCCAACCCTATCTAGAATATCCTTACTGGCTTCTAGCTGTACGTATTCTGATTTAGCTTTATTGGATAGTTCTACTAACTTATTACTTGCTGTTACTGCACCTAGACCTATCGTTCTTGACACACATTCCATCATGTATCTCTGTACTTTTGGAAGTCGTAGTGTACGAGAAGCACTTACCCTAGCTGATTCTCTACTGATTTTCGTTGAGTATCCAGCCTTTTCTGCTGCTTCAACTATGCTACACCCTGTTGATACGATGGTATCGACAAGTGCCTTCTGTTTATCTGTTAATTCTGTATTATCCGTCATACTCGCTATCGTTGGATAATTGTAATCATTGATAAAATCATGTCAAGAACATTCGTCTTAGTGTGACGATTGGAACTGATCCAGCCCTCGCTAAAGTCGAGCCAAGGTCTCGCCCTTGCAGGCTTCGGTCTGGGTTAAAAAGAATAAAAGAATAAAGATAAAGAATATAATAAGAATAATAGAAAGGATAAATAATGATAATAATAAATATGATAATGTTAATATATATAATTATGAAGATAAGAAAGATAGAGAAATCTCTTATGTCTTATACTCATGATAATGATTAAGATAAACTAGTCAACCCACAAGGGGTGCAGCGTAGCTGCCTTTACCCCCCCTTATTCGTAAGATTTGGGGAAAGGGATAAAGTGACAAGTATATCTAAATCACCATCTTGCTTGGCAAGACTGTGAGAAAAGCTCACAAACTAAATAAATAACGAAAGTAATACAATGAATAAATTAAATGATAAATTATTAAATGACTTAATTGATAATAATCTCAATGCTTTGAGATCTATGTATGACAATCAGGTACATACAGAGTTCAGAGATACTGACGCAGATGGTAATGACATCAACAATTCATTACAATCAGTAGTGTATCAACTCAATGGCATTATTCCAACTTTATATAACCAAGTCTCTTATACTGACAAAATGCTCAGTTATGCAGAAAATGGTCTTAAATGGGAAAAAGACAAAATGGGTGCTAGTTCAAGAATATCAAATCTTGATATGTATGCAAGATCTCAAGAGATTGCACACACTAAACTTCATGCATTAGAAAAACAATTCAATGCAAGAGAACATAACTTTTATCACGCATATGCAAGAATGGTTGCTTATACTAAGTATTTCAAAGAAATCACTGGTGATGAATACGTACCTTATACATCTAAAGCAACAAAGTATATGCCTAGTGAAGAAAGACAAAACAAAGTAAATACAATCAAAACTAAACAAAAAGAAAAACTAAAAGAGTTTTATAATTCTACAATGGGTAAATTAGAAAAACCTTTAGACAATGATGATGGTACTATATCATCTGAATTAATCCCAGCTGTCGCATAGTTGGGATTTTATAAATTTTCGCGAGCCTTCGGCTCGCGTTTCTATTGGTAAAAAATAGCTTAAAATAGCCATAATTCGATGGTAATGCCAAGCTATGTTAACCGAACCGAAAGAGGTAAATATGATTAGAACTACATGGAGATCAGGTATGTGGATTGGCAGCACATTACTGAACAGTAAAGTATACAAAGCTGCTAAACGTAAAGGTATTTGGTATTATAGATTATTACTATCAGATGACTTTGCAAAGACTATGGGCGATATCTATGAATTAAATGTTATGGAACGCAAACTTAAAGGATTATCTAAATTAAAGAAAAGAGTATTTAATGTAGATGACAATGGCAATATATGGGATCCAGCTACTGGTGAAATATTTGGCAATGTAAATACTTTTACACCAAAACCAGCTACTCCTAAAACAGAACCGAAAGCTGACTTTGACTTTGAAAATACAGCTTCAGAACTAATAGTTAAACACTATGGAGAAGAAGATGTAAATGCTATTGCCGGTGCTGTTAATAAAGAACTCATGGAAAAGTATAACTACATAACTTCAATGGAAGAAGATGAACAAATTACTGACATGATTAATGAATATACAGCTAGTTTAAGATAATGGGTATCTTAGACATAACCATATTACTATTAGTAGGTATTACTATGGTATACATACAAGCGAGGAAGTAATGAGTAAAATAGGTAACTGGGTATTAGAAATGACCGAAGCTGCAGCTGAACTTACTAGAGAACAATTTATCAAAAAGTATGGTGAAGCTAATGCAGATGTATGGGATAATAATAAACAAGAAGTATTAGAACATGAACTAATACCAAGCATACATGACGTTCAACATGAACTAAATAAAAAGGAGAACAAATGAGTGAACATGAACAAACAATGAAAATACTAAATGATAAAATGGTTGATATGCAAAATTCTTTTATTACAACAATAGGAAAACAAGTAATAAAAAACATGAGTGATATCAACAAGTTAAATGATCGTATTTTAAAACTTGAAGGTGAAAATCAAGAATTAAAAACCGAAATACAAAAAGAATTTGGAGAAACAAATGAATAGTGATGATGTACAATATACTAGAAAAATAGCAGACTTAAATGATCAATTACGCAAAGATATGTTTACAGGCAATATGTTAAAAAAACATAATTTAAGAAATAAAGTTGTATTAACACCTGGCGTAGATGGTTTAAATCTTAAAGATAAAGAAAAAGTATTTGCTTCTGTTAAATACTATGGAAACTTTACTAAAGATAATAACCCATGGGGTGAAAAAGACTTTGGTGCATTTAACTTTAAGAAAGAAAGATATAACTGGAAAATAGATTATTTTGACAATACTATGAGTTTTCATAGTCCTGATAAAACTGATCCAGAACAAACAGTTAGAGTACTCACTATAATGAAAGCTAGTGAATACTAAAAACACTTACTAATAGATTCAAGTCGACAGTTAAAACATATTAGTAAGTTAGTGTACTCCAACAACCCGAGAGGTGTGGTAATATAGTAATATATTAGATTACCTAGTGGAGAAGCAAGATAAGTGATCGTGGGCTTGTTTGAGGGGTACACATTAAAAGTTAAGCTGATACAAGACTTCCCCAGCGTATCTTGACAAACCGAACTATATTCAGATATTAAAACCTATGTCTAATAAACAATTAGGAATATTCTTTGATAGTGTAATACCTCAGTTCGTAGAACAAAGAAAAAAACTAGGATTATCACAATCAAAGCTTGATGATATGATTGGTTGTGCTAGAGGTTTAGTATCAAAATGGGAAGTAGGTATTAGAAAACCGAGTGGATTTCTGTTTTGTTGTTGGGCCAATGCACTTGAATGTACAATAATATTAAAAGAAAAAAAAGATCAACAAAAAATAGAATCTTAGTCGGTACACACTTCGACACATTAACACCACAATCTAAAATTATATATAAAGAAAAAAATCAACCGAAAGGCTGTAAATGCAAAGGTGTTGATTTAGTATATGGTAATGGCACATATTGGTATTGTGGTAATTGCCATCTTAATGAATGGGGGAAGAAATGAATAATAAATTTTCTAAAATAATTGATAAAGCTGCAAAAAAAATACCAACAGATAATGCTGGGTATATTTATACAAAATCTTTTGTAGTTTATTCTTATGATAAAGATCTTAAAATAGAAGATATAAATAAAATATTAAAAGAATATAATGTAACAACAAAAGAACTAACAGATGATGAGGTAATATATCAAATATGAATAAAACAAGTCCAAGTTATTATAGTAATAACAAACCAGAACTAACTGAATTAATTAATGCATGGAAGTTAAATTGGTGTGAAGGTAATGCTGTAAAATATATTCGCAGACACCGAAACAAAAATAAAGAACAAGATGTACTAAAAGCAATTTGGTATTTAACAAATATATTAGAAGGTGAATATGGGAATCAGTTTGCTAAAAGCATTAGAAGGGCAGTTCAAGAAGTTGAAAATCAAACTACCCTTAAAACACTCAGACCACATAGATCGTAAAAGATCTATTCAAAACTTTGTTATGGTATTAGCTATACAATATCTAGAATCAGATATGTATAGATACTTTGCCAAACATTATACGAGCCAGCGTGTTGCTGATAATCGTAAAGTAAAACCAATAGAAAACTATATATGGAGGAGGTATAATCATGGGAAGTCAGACAGGGATTTGGCAAGAGATCAACGAAATGTATACAGACGACAACAAATTAGAGAAAGGAGCTCTGACTAGATGGGAAAAGGAAATGGAAAACTTGAACAACCCAAACGACCAACAGGCATTGGAGGTACTGATGCAGTGCGTCTTACAAATGGTGAATGGAAAGACCTTTGGCTTGAGAAAATTGGAAAGATCGAAAGAGAAGATCTTTCAGGTGTACTGCCAGTTCAACTTGGAATATTTACCGAGGAGTTCAACAGACGCTGGTATCAAGAAGTTACTGGAGAAAGGGTTGTTAATATAAATAGTGTTTGGACACACCCTGAATATGAATATATTTATGGTAGTTTAGATGGTGTTGCAAAAGGCAAAGTCTTTGAAGCTAAACATACAAACCCATTTACTAAAGAAGATAAATTAATAGAAAGATATTATGCTCAAGTGCAGCATTATATGATGGTCACAGGTTTTTCTAAAGCTGTGTTATCTGTGCTTTATGGTAATCATAACTATAAAGTATACACAATAGAAAGGGATAAGCCTTTTCAACAAAAACTAGAAATAGCGTGTCACTTATTTTGGTTTCATGTAATGAATGATATTACACCACCAGAATATGTTGACTTTGATCTAATGGAGAAAATTAAAAATGAACATGACATCGCGTTACACTTTGGAGAAGAAATATCCTCTAACAGCTGGTTACAAGGAAAACTCAACTAGCAAAGAGGCAGCAGAAAAAATTGATTCTAGATCAACTAATCTGCGTACAGAATGTTTAAAGATAATAAAACGAAAAGGTAACTATGGAGCTACACCTGAAGAAGTAGCAGAAATATTATCAGAAAGTATATTATCAATTAGACCAAGATTTACTGAACTAAAATTATTACAATATATAATTGATTCTGGTGACAGAAGAAAAAATAGTTTCGGTAGTAACACTAAAGTATGGAGGTACAATGACGAAAGATAACAGAAATGTATGGGATAGTTTAAAAGAAACTGATCCTAGATTTACCAAACGCATTAATAAAGGTTTTGGTGACATAACTACTATTGATCCACAATGGCAGATTATGAAAATAACAGAACAGTTTGGCCCAGTAGGTACTGGTTGGACATACCGAGTTGATTACAGTTATCATGGTATGGACAGTAATCAAACTGCTGTTGTAGCTGCAGAAGTATCTGTTGCAACAAATAAAAACAAAGAAGGCTTTTGGGATTTTTATGGGCCTATTTGTTCACCACTTAAAATGTATAGAAAGACTGGTGCATTAGATGACGAAGCACCAAAGAAAGCAATGACTGATGCATTAACAAAAGCTTTCAGTCACTTAGGACTTTGCTCTGATATATTCATGGGTAAGTTTGATGATTCTAAATATGTGAAAAATTTAGAAGAAAAATACTCAGGAAAAGTAGATCCAAGTAAAGTTACTAAGACAGTATAGTCGCCCACAGCTGGGGGTACGGTGTGTAGGTCAGCTGCTGGGCAATGTTCTCCATGCCTACACACATAAGAAAGGATTAATATGAAAGTAAATGAATTATTACATAGCCTGGTGTTACAAGGGCATAAGTTACCATTAAATTTACACCCACCATTACAAGCTGAATATTATTCTAAAAGTAAAAAAGAATATAAACCAGTTGGTGAAATGGATTTGTTTCATTTTATAAATGCGTTTATACAAAACGTAGATAGTAATGAACAAACTCAAGACAAAACAGATTTATCTGCTACAATGAGTAAAGCAGATATACACTATGAGTTACTTAGAATTAAGAACTCAGTAGATACTTTAATTGGAGGTCTAAATGATTAATAAAGTTATATTACTAGGTCGTGTTGGTAGCGATCCTGAAGTAAAAATTTCTACCAGAGAAGAAAAATTTGCTGGTTTCTCTCTAGCTACTTCAGAAAGATTTAAAAATAAATCTGGTGAGTGGCAAGAAAAAACACAATGGCATAGAGTTGTATGTTGGGATCCTAACATTGCTAAGACTATTGAAACATATGTAAAGAAAGGAACTACTCTATACATTGAAGGTCAAATAGAAACTAGACAATATGATCTTAATGGTGAAACTAAATACACCACAGAAATTATTATACCTAGATTCAAAGGTATTCTAAAAATGATTGGGGGCAAAGATGGCTCAAGTTCTAAAGTTCAATCGCAAACAAACGCTAGAACAGAAGATCCAGCAGAAGATATCCCATTCTAATTTTTATGAATGTGCTGATTGTAATAAAAAATACTTACAAGATAATTTATTAGCATACATACCTACTAATCAGAACAGAGCTGATAGTTGTGATTGGTATTGTATTAGATGTTATAACAAAAGGTTTAATGATTAGACATGAATAGGTTTCTCCTTTCGTTTCCTATTTGATGTAATGCCATAGGTTTTAGTAATTTATCCTATACAATTACATTGTGATCATTAAAATTAGGGGGTATGTGAGTGAACGCACATAAACCCCCTTTTTTTCATCAATGGGAGGAAGATGAAACTCTTGTGTATGATTTAACCTAGACTATATAATTAAGCTCTGTATGCTCAAATATAAGCTACTTTTTAACTAAACTCCCACCAAAATATAGTCCAATTATCGCTGACATCAAATGTGTATCTAATGGAGTAATAATTAAACCATTAAATGTTTTATCCATCACGATCTCTTTTTTTTCAATTAAAAATAAAAACCCTCTAGTAAATTCTGTCCAAGTTAAAACAACTGTAGTATCGAAAAATACAGGTGCTAACTTTGGCCAAGCAATAATAAAGAACACAGCTGTTAATGCAATGATTCTTCTTGTAAACTGAAAGCCTTTATTCTCATAAGATCTTGCAGCATTAATATGTTTCATTTGGTTATCAGCTCTAGCTAATAACATTTTTTGTTCATCTTGTTTTGCTTTTATGGATTGTGACCATATAGACATAAACCCACCAAGAACCGAACTTCCTAGCATGGTAATCATTTCTACTGGTAAACCACCTAACATTTAAGCTGCCCAACCAACTATAATAACAACAATAATAATTGCTAATATACCTACTGCAATCTTTCCTCTTTTACTTAAAGAGTATAAATTTAGTTTATTCCAAATATTTTTAATCATATTCTCTCTCCAATCTATCCATAGAAATAAAATTTACTTCTTGGATATGGTTATCCCAAATGCCTAACTCAGTAATACACCAAGACCAACCATTCATATTTAACTTAGCATATTCTTCTATATGACCATGAGGTAAAGAGCAACCGACATTTACGATCCTTACCCATTTGTCGTAGCCTATTTTAATAGCTTTCCAATCTCTAGCTTTATGCGTATGACCAAATACTAAGTCATGTATACTGTCATTTCCTATCTGTACTTCACCATTTTTACCACCATATTCTTTGCCCATTATATTTAATGGTGCATGAACAAAACCTACACCAGCTATAAATTTAAATTCACCATATTCAGATACTGACCAACCGTATTCTTTAAAACTAGAATATAATTGATGTTTCATCATACCTTGTATCTCAGGTATATTTTCTTCAAATCTGTGTATGCGCAGCTCATGGTTCCCCATACAAAAATGCCTGGGGTAATCACTTATATATTTATCTAAAATTTTTAATGCAGATTTCATAGAAGCTATATCAACCATAAAAGCATCTTTTAACTTACCTTGTTGCGTACTATTTTTTTGAAAAAAACTAAGAGAATCTAGACTAGAAAAATCCCCTATATGAACAACGTAATCTGGTTTTGATTTACGAATATGCTTACCTATCCAATGAAACCTATTCTGAGGTATATGTGGACTGTCATGAGTATCACCAATGACAAGGACTTTATGCCCTTTGAATTTCATTTAACCGTTATAATTAAAAAGCTTCAAAGTTGTAAAGATAATAATAAGTATAGATCCTATCCAAGCTACAGCTTTTAATGCTCCTCTACCAGTAGCCATTTCTTGTTTTAACAAGGAAACTTCTTCTTTATTAGCACGAACATCTGCTTTAATTTCATCAAGAGTTTTAGTTATTTGTATGTATTGCTGTTCCCAATTAGACATTAGATCCACCATTACCACATTTAAATATTACAGTTAGTTTTCTTTCTTTTAAATCAGTATCAAGATAATCAGCTAAATTATTTTTTGCTAAATTACATTCTAAATTATCATTAAAATTTAAAGGTACTTCACTTTTAAAACATAGCGTTTGATCTAGTTCACCTACATTAAGCATACAGATCATAGCAAATATTTTAAACATTAATATTTATCTTCTATAATTTTATAGATTTTTAAATTACCTTCTGAATCTTCTCTAAGTTCAGCTTTAACTTTACCACATTCATAACGAATACGATTTGTTCTATTCTCTGCTAAATTTCTTTCAGCTTGACGTTTAGCTTTTAGGCAGTCTGACAATCCTTCTGTCATCATATGTCCGTCTAACGACCCATTGACAAACATACATAAACTAAACACATACTCAATGACCATTTCCATTCTCCCTTACTTTATCTTTTAATTTTTCTACATCATTTTGAAGTGAGTGTACTTGTTCTTTTAAAAAATCAATATTAACTTTGTTATGCATACCTCCTTCAAGCTGCTGTGTATGCTTTTCTACTTGTCCAGCTATATGCTCTATTAACATATATTGCTCATTATCTGCTGGCAAAGATCCCATTTCTCCTCTAGGCCATTTAATTCTAAATTCTGTATTTTTTTCTACATCAACAATCATTAATTTACCTTGAGTCTCAATATTATTTAAGCGTTCAATAATTCCAAAATATGCCCATACAGCTGTCGCTGTTGCCCCTAATAAACCTAAAAGATTTTTTAATGGTAGTCCTATTTCTGTTTTTTCAGAGACACTTGGCACTATGCCCCACAGTTCTCACATTCATCAGGACACTTACAATCTGCTTTACTTTCAGCACCACAATCAGGACAAGGATTAATCATTAGCATTATCCCAAGCTGTTTGTAGTTCTAGAAGTTTAGCATTTACTTCTTCTTCGGTAGGTAATTCTGTTACTGGATTATTTACAATGTTTCCATCAATACCCACTTTTTCTGTAAGTCTTAAATTAGCATAAATTTTATTTTTACTATCTGTCCAAGTAAACCATTGTCTAGTGTGCATTTTAACAAGAGCATCTTCAATGTGATTTGGTCTGCCTGTCATTTTATCTGTCATTCTATGTATCTCCTAATCTTGTAAACATTACATGAGTTGCAGTATAACTACT